AGTGCAGACATGTTAGAGAAAGGCGAGTATGATCCAGTTGAGAAACTAATTAAAGATGCGGTACAAATTAGCTTAACCAGAGACATGGGAACAGATTACTTCCATGATCCTAAGACCCGTATTGATGCTTACTACAACAGTGGCGGCCAGGTAAGCACTGGTTGGACTGCCATGGATAGGATATTGTATGGTGGATTCAGCAAAGGCGAACTTAACATCTTTGCAGGTGGATCAGGATCAGGCAAGAGTTTGGTACTAATGAACATTGCTCTTAACTGGGTGCTACAAGGGCTTAGTGGTGTATATATTTCGTTAGAACTTAGTGAAGCATTAACTAGTTTGCGCACAGATGCAATGCTATCCAATATGAGTACAAAAGATATCCGCAGGGACATGGATACAACTACTATGAAAGTTAAGATGGTAGGTAAAAAGTCTGGCAAGTATCGTGTTAAGGCGTTGTCAGCACAGAGCAACATTAATGACATACGTGCATATTTAAAGGAAGTACAAGTACAAACAGGAATGCCAATTGACTTTGTTATGGTTGATTATTTAGATTTGTTAATGCCAGTTAGTGCCAAGGTAAGTCCCAATGACTTGTTTGTTAAAGACAAGTATGTCAGTGAAGAATTACGTAACCTAGCAAAAGAACTTGACATATTAATGGTAACAGCAAGTCAGTTAAACCGTAGTGCAGTGGAAGAGATTGAGTTTGATCATAGCCATATTAGTGGCGGCATAAGTAAAATTAACACTGCTGATAACGTGTTTGGTATCTTTACAAGTCGTGCAATGCGTGAACGTGGACGTTATCAGATCCAGTGTATGAAGTCACGTAGTAGTACTGGTGTTGGTATGAAAATAGATTTAGATTACAATATTGACACAATGCGTATGACAGACTTGCCTGATGACGGCACTGACAATCGCCCACAAGGAAACATCATGGATCAAATTAAGAGCAGTCCAGCAACCGGCAACACAGACGAGAGTAAGGTTACTGCAACTGTGCAAAGCAGTAAACTTAAAAACATGCTTGCTGGGTTAAAGCAGAATGGCTAAACTATAATGGAGAACATAGAGTTCCAGCTTAAATTTAAATATACATATGACGATGTTCTGCCAGATATTCGTATCTATGTTGACGACGATCTAAAAATGGTAACTCAAAACGAAGAGCATTGTAAATTTTGGCACGAGTGTGATTTTAGCGACCATGTATTACGAATAGAACGTACTGGCAAAACAAATAAATGTCCAGAACAAACTGTAGAACTAAAACAAGTAGTTGTAGACGGAATAGATATTAGAAATATACTTTGGATTAAAAGTTACAACGAAAATTACTGGCCAGAACCCTGGGCCACGCAACAACGTGAAGCGGGTGAAGATTTGGAAAAATACGTAGAAGCTGAATTGCTATTTGGACATAACTGTACATGGAGATTACCATTTACTAGTCCTTTTTACAATTACGTAATGGATTGGTTACGATAATGTACGATATTAATAAAGTAACACCAAAGATCCGAACTGTTTCTGACAAATATATTTTAAGTCTCAAGGATAAATGGTTTCAAGATACCCATGCACAAGTAACTTGGAAAGAATATGTTCCGCAAGCACAGGAATGGTTTCTCGGTTCTAAGTTAGTTGATCTTCGTGGCACTGAACACTTTCCTTATGTTGATGTTACCTGCGGCAATACACAGTTTATTGAAAGTTTTGTGTTAAAATATGGCTGGGATGGCTTTCAAATACTTAATAGAGAATATGCTTATTATGGATTAATGGGCAAGCATGGTGTAGAGCTTGAAGAGCTAGAGCCTAACAAGCCAATGATTATTACACTGCCAGACTTTATCACAGGCGAAATACGCTGGGAATGGAACGAAATATTGCGTATCGCAGAAGAGCGTAATATTAACTTGCATTTAGATTTTGCCTGGACAATAATGGCACGTGATATTTCAATTGATTTAACTCATCCACGTATACAAAGTTTTGGTATAAGCATGAGCAAACTTAGTTTAAATTGGAATCGTGTTGGGTTACGCTGGAGTAGACAACGCACAATGGATGGAATTACTATCTTAAATCACTATTATAAAACTGATATTAATACCAATGTATTCAGTTGCGGCTCATTTTTAATGAATCATATAGATAGAGATTATGGTTGGAATACCTACGGTACTTTAAATAAAGACATATGCGAGAAATTAAATTTAACGCAAACTAAATTTGTTCACTGTGTAAAAAATCCTAAACAAGATAGTCCTGGGTTGCATTGCATTACTCCGTTGCTAGTTAAACATGCTTAACGTATATAATCACTGGGATAAATTAAAGACATGCATTGTAGGCCGTACATACGGGCCTGACTTCTATAGTTTTGTAAAAGACCCAGCCGTTAGGAAGTCCATGTGTGTTATTGCAGAACAAACAGAAGAAGACCTGGCAAATCTATGTAACCAATTACGTAAATTTGATGTTACAGTTATTCGTCCTAGTGTTACAGATAATTACTTGGATGTAAAATATGGAAAAAAGATATTACCAGCACCATTAACACCCAGAGATTATACTGCCGTAATAGACGACAAAGTTTTTATGCCAACCCCTAACGCAAATGAGTTATGGAACACCCTCAGGGGAGCAGACTGGCCAGAGGTACCGCCTGTAGATTTGCTTCGTGATGGTACAATATCTGGCTATGACAATTTTAGTATAGAAGACTTGTTTTATTTAGATCATACCTGGCTAACTGAGTTAGAGAGTTTAGCACGTAAACTGGGAAACAAAATTATATATGATCATAATGTCGACAGCGCAATGGTACAACGCATCGGAGATAATTTATATGTGGGAAATTGGAAGTCAGGCGATCCCTGGGTAACAGATAAGTTAGCTACACTTTTTCCTAACAAACAAGTTACATTAATAGAATCACACGGACATCTAGATGGTCGTGTATGTATTGTGAGTCCGGATCTTATTATTACTGGGTCTAATATAAAGGTTAACCATATATTTCCCAATCATGAAATATTTACTGTAAGACAAACAGCCGTAAAGGAATTTGGCAAGGCTAAAGCAGCATCTATTGGCAAGTGGTGGATACCAGAACAGTTGTCTAGTTCGGGATTTCAAAACTATATAGAAACATATTTGTCAAATTGGGTAGGAGAAGTTCAAGAAAGTTGTTTCGACGTTAATATGTTAATTGTAGATCCAAGGAATGTTTTTTGTAGCACAGAAGATCCTAAACTATTCCGTGTATTAGAAAGTCACGGTATTACTCCGCACGTTGTGCCTTATAGACACAAGATGTTTTGGGACGGAGGATTGCATTGTGTAACCAGTGATTTAGATAGGACTCATGTATGATAGATCAAGATCTAATTAAGTCTGGATCCATGCACTTAAAAAGTATGTTAGCGTCTTTAAGCACTGATCACAATGGATTAATATTAATTGAAGATGTTTTTACTGATCAAATTATAGAAAAATTATTAAAGTTTTGCATTGCCTCTGATGATTGGAAACCACAGTTAACAGCAGATAATAAAACCGTTATAGCAAACCGGGAAAAGATATCCTGGCGTTACGATTGTATAGTCGAAGAAACGCATACCATATTAGAAAACGTTACTCCAGAAATCTCTAGGTTAATAAAACGAGATAACTTAGTTTTTGGAGGAGTAAATTTATGGAAAGATACCCAAGGCTATACTATTAAACGACACACAGATAATCCTGTAATACAGACATCATTACAAGTTTATATTCAGAACTTACCAACTCTATCAACTATATTTGAATACGACGGCAATTTAGTCCATACTAATCCAAACACCAATGCAGGATATATTAGTGACAACCTAATAGGCATACCGCAGTGGTTGCCTAATTCAGTACCTGCAGAATTTAATCGGTACAGTCTTCACGCTATTTGGTCGTATTAGATTAGTCTTTGTCGTCGCTAGCTTTATCGTTGCTTATTGCAGAGTCCCATCCAAAATTAGGATGTTCAAGTTTACCCAAGTAACTATGAATAACATGATCAGTTAATCCATCAAAGAACTTAAACTTGCACCAATTAGAAAATCTAGCACGGAATTGATCTTTTGTTCTTTGCCAAAATTTTGCGTTTCTAAATTCACCGTAGTGGTTAAGATATTGCAAGCTACCGTAGTGCTTGAATCCCATGATCTTTAATGGAACTTTAGGAACAACGTCGTTGCAGTTAACAAATCTATAATGGACAAAGCTACAATTTGAACGCCAAACTTTGTCACCTGTTCTTGGGCAACCGTATGTATAAACAGCCTCTACACGGTCTTGTAACCTGGCTGCTGCAATCATTGACATCCCGCCTCCTAAACTGTGGCCGCAAATGTAAAGTTTCTTATTTGGTTCAGCATTAACATGTACAAGTACTTCGTTCCATATTTTTTTAACTTCGTCATAAAAACCGTCATGAACCCAACCAGCATGTTGGCTACGATGCTTCCATGTTTTAACATCTGCAAGAACATCTTTAAATTGTGTAGGTTCAGTGCCTCTAAATGCCACTACGATGTCTTGTTCGTTAGTAAAGATCATGCATTGCGCACTTCCGTTACTGATTAGTTTATTGTTTGTGTACCCTAGTTGTTTACAATGCGACAACGCCGACATAGCGTCCATGTACGCATAAGAACTTAGTTTAGCGTAATGTATCGCTAATTCTCTAGTAGTAGATCGCATAAAAATTCTCCTCCTGCTATACTGTATTTAACAGATAAATAATATAAAATATGGAACAGCATATATGAAACGACAAACTCGCAGTATTTTAGACGAACTTAACTCAGTAGTATTGGAACGTGACCGTAAGCACGTAATTGAAAACCGTGGCGGACATATTATCGAAAGTGCAATTAATCTTATTGAAGACATATATCGCAACTATGATGCTGAGACAGCTGGAGATCTAGAGCGTAGACTAGTTAACAGTATACGTGGTAGAGACGGCAGGAAGTTTAAGCGTGGATGCAAGAAAGCAGACAACAATGGCTAGACAATTAGTATCAGAGGGCGGTAATATCTTTAAAAATGACGATGGCACTCTGGTAACCCAGCGCATCAATAAAGCAGACGTTGACCCAACACTAGCATGGGTTGAGGCTATTACTGGAATACCACATAAAGATTTTAAACTAGGGTCAACGGGCATTCGTGCCACATCAGGCGATATGGATATTGCTGTTAACCAAGCAGAGGTTAACAAGGGCGAGTTGTATAATAAATTGGCGGCTTGGGCACAAAAAAACTATCCTGACGACGATGTTAGGCAATGGGTTGCTAAGTCAGGTATAAGTGTACACCTTAAAACTCCTATTAATGGCGACAATGAGCAAGGATTTGTGCAAACAGACCTAATGTTTGGTGATCCAGACTGGATGAAGTTTACAATGAAGGGTGCTGGCGACGATACTCCATATAAAGGAGTACACCGTAATATACTAATCGCTAGTATTGCTAAAGGACGTGGCTATAAGTTTTCACCTAAAAATGGGCTAGTTAACAGAGAAACTAATGAAATAGTAACTAAAGAGCCTGATCAGATTGCAGATATACTGCTTGGAAAAGGTGCTAAACGAGCCGATCTCGACAGCGTTGAAACTATTATTGCTAAACTAAAAGGTAGGCCAGAGTTTGAGACACTAACGGCAGATGCTAAAGAGTATTTTGCAAAAGACAACTTAACACTTCCTGAATCAGTTTATACAGAAGTAGGAACTACAGATTGGTTTAGCCAATTATCGGAGAGACTAAAATGAGATTCTTAGAATTTAAACAGTCAATTAAAGAAGAACAGGAAGTAAGTTATGATAACTGGGACCATGATTACCCAGTTGAGTATAGTCAGTACTTGGAAAAAACATTTGGTGAACCTGAACAGTTTACAAACGAGCAAACTGTATGGCAAAACATCGATGGATTTAAAAGAGTAGTTGTAAGAGACGAGTATATATTACACGGAAGCCCAGCACCACACTATGACTTTGTTTACTGTTATGTTGACTTAGCAGTTCCTGAAGAACTAAGTGATGATCTAGCAAATTGCAGTGGAAGTATTTTAATAGACCACTTGAAGAACGAAACAGGCGCAAGATGCGGAAGTTTAACTGCAAATGCGACTACGTTAAATTTTGTAATGGATGTTATTGCTGGCAGAGTAGAACCTATAAAAGAAAATTATAATGCCGCGATACTTGGCATGAAAAAAATGTTTAGTGATGGTGAAAAATACGAGTTAGATTGGTGGGAAGACACAGCAGGCGATGCTGATCCTAAGAACCCATTTTATGAAAGTATTACTGATGTTACTGTTTGAGTTTGACAAAATCGGGTGCCCAAGAACAAGAGCAAAAGAATGCACTTGTGAACACATCAACACAATTACCGAAGCAGAACAGACAGTGGTTGCACAGTGTAT